AAACACAACGGTGCAATTATTAGGCTATTTGGTGGTGACAATCCTGATGCTATGCGTGGTCTACGTCTAGATGGAATAGTTATGGATGAGGTTGCACAGTTAAAAAATGAGTTATGGACAGATATCGTACAACCTGCTCTCTCTGACCGTTTGGGGTGGTCTATCTTTATCGGTACTCCCTCTGGAATTAATCTATTCTCTGAGTTGTACTACAAAGCCATAGAGGAAGAAGATTGGACAGCAGCCAGATATACCGTATTTGATACTGATTCTTTACATCCAAATGAGGTGACTCGTCTTAAACGTGATATGAGTGAGACATCATTTGCAAGGGAATATTTGTGTGACTTTTCAGCACAGGGTGATGACCAGTTAATAGCTTTAGCAGATACCGAAGATGCAGCTAAACGTGTATATCAAGCTGATCATGTGAAGTTATCGCCTGTAATCCTTGGAATTGATCCGGCAAGATTTGGGGATGACCGATCTGTAGTATTCCGGCGTCAAGGTAGGCAAGAGTTGCCAACCTGATTGAGGAACATAACCCTGATGCTGTCTTTTGTGATGCAGGGGCAGGGAGTGGAGTTATTGATAGGCTACGTCAACTTAAGTATGACGTTATAGAGATTCCATTCGGTGGTAAAGCTATGAAGCCTGATCAGTACATTAACCGTAGATCTGAGATGTGGTGGTTAATGAAACAATGGGTAGAAGAAGGTGGGGCAATACCTAACGACATAGCCCTTAAACAAGAGTTAGCTACTCCCATTTATTGGTATGACAATGTGGGTAGGCGTGTACTCGAATCTAAGGATCAGATCAAGAAGAGATTACAGGGTGCAGGGTCACCAGATCTAGCTGATGCACTAGCCCTTACATTTGCCCTCCCAGTAGCCAAGAAACAGCCAGAGGATATTTATATCAAAAGACGTAAAGCAGCCACACAGAAGACCGACTATGACCCTTACAAAGTCCTCTAACTTTAGACGTATAGCCGAAGGGTTAGACGTTGAACCATTGCTCCAATTGTTGGATGCAAAGCCTGAGTTATGGAAGGAAATACAAACAAGACAAAAGTTCACTAATTCACCACATAAAGACACCGAGTCGATCTATGTTCGTGGTCCACTAAAGATGAGTTCTTATTACGTTCTTTGGAATACTGGATCTTATGACTATCCATGCATGGAGTACTTGAAACCTGCCCTAGTTCCATTGATGCGACCAATACTGGAGCAACTAGAAGTGAAGGACATGGGAAGAGTATTGATTGTTAACCTCAAACCTAGCGGTCATGTAACCAAACACAATGACCAAGGAACATATGCCGATCACTACTCAAGGTTTCATCTTGTCCTTAAATCAAATCAACATTGTTTCCAAACCTGCGGTAATGAGCTTCAGAGGTTCGAGGTAGGAGATGTTTGGTGGTTTGATCACAAGAAACTTCATACAGCCCACAACGTGGGAGACACAGAGCGTATACACATTATTTTTGATTGCGTTATTGCTGCGGAACTCCAGTAATTACTTGTACGTTTATATCTGCTTTATCAATACCGATAACCTTGTCGCTATATCTTGAAGACCATTTACTTAATAATCTAAGAGTTACGTCCGCTTTTGCCTTTTGTAACTGCACCCATGCAGGGTCAATTCTCTTGTCATCTTCGCCAATCATTCTTGGTGTTTCATTCATTAATTCGATAAGACCCTCACCTATGACCTCTGCCCCTCTCTCGCGTGCGTACGCGAAGCGTTTAGAAAACTCAATACTATTTTCATCATTTTCAATATTCATCCAAGAGTAAATAGTTGCATAACAAGGTTTATTTTTCTGTCTACAATAAGCTCTTAAAGTTTGTCCTGATGAAATCCAAAACAAAACTTCTTCAATGGTTTCTTTGTAAGGCGTAGCCTTCAAATTAATTTTTGGTCTACCTAACTTGAATTGTTTTGTAGCGAGTTGCATAGGAGACTCTTTTTTCATAACGGCAAATTTGTGCTATGTAACCACGAGAAATACCAAACATAATAGATAAACAGCCGTAGCCAATACCTTCCTCGTTTAGTTCTCGTAGAGCGTCAACGACTACTTGAGTTATCCGAGGGTTATGATTCGGATGATCTTCAGAACAGCGATGACCAGTATCTGTAACACCTACAACAATAGTTTTGGGTCTAAGTGCTGCAAGAGTCATTAAAAAAATTTAAATTATACAAAATATATATAAATATAACTAAAAATGCAACGGCTTGAAATTAATTTGTTGACTTATGTTTGATTATGTGCAACACTAATAGATAAGTTCAGTAATGAACCCATTGTCACTTACTAATTTCAAATTAACAACACATGGAAACATTCACACCTAGCCAAATCCAAGAAGAAGCCACTCTATGGTTTATGACTTTCAACGGTACTTATGCAAGATTGCTCAAGCGTACTAAAGCAGAAGCAAAAAGAGCATTTGTTGTATTTTGCGATCAAGCATTATTCACAGACTATAGAGATATTAAAGGCAAAGCTAACAAAGATGCCTTTATAAATGCTTTTATGGCTAGCTCAACAGTATCTTCTATATCAGCAAAAGAACTAGTTTCTGGTTCTGTTGAATACAAAGAACTAGTTGACGCATACTTAGGTGATTAATTACAACCTGATGATTTCTTAGAGGTTTCAATACCTCTATGAAGTTTTCTAAACTTCACCAAACAAATTGTTCCCTAACTAATTTTTAAATTAACTACAACAATGACATTCGCAGCAAAAAAACCATCAGTTAAAATTGAAGACCAAATTTTAGCTGACTTCATGGAATTATTAGATTCAAACAAGCTAGACACTTGTTGGTCTAAGCCTTGGACAAATACAGAGTCTAAGGGTCAGCATAATTTCCTTACTGGCAATTCTTATACTGGTGCTAATCCAATCATCCTACAAATGTACATGACTCTTAGAGGTCAAACACTTCCTATGTGGATTGGATACGGTCAGGCCAAAAAAGATTTTAACTGTATTCCTAAAAAGGGAAGCAAAGCAGCAAAAATTTTAAGGCCAAATTTATTAAAAATTGATCTTAAAAATGAGGACGGTTCACCCAAACTTGATAAAGCAGGTAATCCTGACTTTTATATGAAATTAACTTTCAAGGGTGCATCAGTTTTTAACATTGAGGATCTAGTCGGACTTAACGACAAAGGTCAAGCCAAACTTAATAAGGCAATCGCTGATTTTAAAGCAGAATGCGACAAGGAAGCTAGACCACTTTCTGAGAGATGCAAAACTGCCCATGACCGCCTAATGATCTTTTCTAAAGATCTTAAGAACGGCCTTCAGCATATGGGAGATCAAGCTTACTACATGGATAGTTCTGATCAAGTGGTAATGCCTGAGAGAACAGCCTTTATCAACGATGAAGAGTATCTTTCAACACTAGCTCACGAATTTAGCCATGCTACAGGTCATAAAGACCGCCTTAATCGTAAATGGTTGAACGAGTATCGCACTTATCGAGGGCTAGAGGAATTGACAGCAGAATTTAGTTCTGTGTTGATAGCAAATAGATTACAAATCACTTGTAATACTAAAAACCATGCAGCCTACATCTCAGGATGGGCTAAGTCAGTTAAGAACGCTAAGAACCCAAGTCAAGCATTAATGAAAGTATTCAGCAATGCAGTTAAGGCAGCCAACCTTGTTATAGGGGAGCAATAGCTCCTCTTTTTCTTATTAAAATTAATTTTTAAAAAAATGGAAATCCGTAAAATTCAAAGTCATCAACAAGCATACTATCAAGCTTTAGTATTAGCTTTGACTACAAAAGATGAAGCATTCCAAAAAGAATGTGAAAACATGGCTGAAACATTCGCTGCACACATTACCGAAGACCAAGCTAAAGAGTGTAGAGACAAAATCGAATCTATCCTTGGAGGTACAAAGTAATGGACAACAAACAATTTATTGAACGTGTTTATGAGCTTGCTTTTGGACATGATGCAATCAACCGAAATTTCAGCCATGCTGAAGTTATCGAACAGTTAGAAGAATTTAATGAAGATTCTCTTAAGTGGGAAATCGTAAATGATTACGATAAAGAATTTTACGAAAGAGAATTCTATGGTAAACCTTCTAAAGAGGGTATAACAGAATAAAGGGGGTTAACAACCCTCTTTTTTTTTGCCTAATTACTTGATTAAATGTTGCAGTTATGCCAATATAGAGGTATGGAAAAAACTAAACT